TTGAGTTTTTGCCTCGTCTTCAATTATGTCAATTAAATCATTCTTAAACTTAGGTAGTATTTTAGTCTTAAGTTCTTCTGCTGTGATCCCAAAAAACGGACGCCTTGGAACCGTATCACCAGTCTGGTGATTAAAGGCCTTAGGAACTTGATCCTCATCTGCAATAGCTATTTTAAAACCAGTATTAGTTTCCTCTTCAATATCAATACTTTCTAACATGTCACCACTAAGGCGCATGTTTACTTTTGATTTAGACTTTCCAGCGGCGTTAAAGGCCTGGCTCTTTGCATAGTCTGGTGAGTAAGGGCTTTTTAACTTTTCTTGCCCACCCAGGGCTAGACCTTTTTCTGTACGCTCTTTAATGTAGTCGATGCATTCTTGGGCAATTTCTCTCATCAGCTTTTTGTCTTTGCCAACATCAACACCAGTGATTTTCTTTAAATCAATAAACTGGCTAACCTCATCAAGAGATACTTTCATCCCTGTTGTCTTCGCCATTGCTTACATCCTGTTGATTCATGCTTTGTAATTGCTGTTGTGATTCGGCATCGATTTGTTTTTTAATTTCAATCGCTGCCTCTTCACTCACATTACGATCCATCATGATAGCTTCTGTTTGTGTGATTAAATTAAGTTCAATTTTGTCCCTGATAGATTGAATTTTTTCACTTTCAGTTTGAACCATTTCTGGCTTTTTAAATTCTATTTCAACATCGGCGTCTTCAGGTATAGTGCTGATTTTATATTTTAAAATATCAGTGCCAGAGTACGTGTTTAAATACTGAACTACTATTTTAAATAGCTTTCTCTCAGCTTGTTCAAAGAGCTCCATGTCTGAACGGGTAGCCTCGAAGCGCTCTAGCATGGACAATAATCTTTCGATTCCAGAATTAAATTTCTGAGCATCACCTTTGCCTGAAACAATCTTTGGATCTAAGCCAATAGAGCTTAAGAAAGTTGATAGTAATGTTTCTATGTAGCTGATCGATCCTGCCAGGTCTGGTGATGGTGAAGCAAAACCAAAGTCTGTTTCTACAGGATTGTTTGGATCGATCGGTAATTTGATAATGTAATTTGGCCCGACCTGGATGTTTTGTGGAATCATTGATTCCGCACATTTCAGGAAAGCCTGTGCAAAGCCTTGCATCCTGACTATTTGACCAAGGTCAGACATAGCCGCATTTAACTGCACAGCGAAATCAACAATACTCATATCTAAGCGATTAAAATATTCATAGTCTTTGTACCCAGCAATATCCACAAAAGGTTTCATACCAATAGGGTTTGAAACATCAGGGCCAGAAATGATGCTGCCGTTTTCATTCATAATAAAATTAAATTCGTCAGACCAGAGAGCAAACTTTGTAGTCTGTGATTTATAATCTTCTGGATCTGCAATGGTTTGGTTGGCAGCGTCTTCTGACTGTGAAAGTCTTGGTACAAACATAGACCTATCAAATCCGTTTACGATGTAGGCGTCTGCCATTTCGGGATTCATAGGTGACGGCACAGCATCTAAGTGATGCCTCATCAAACAGCGCAAATATAATTTACCGTCTTGAGGTACAACTTGAATGTGTGTCTGGTCTTGAAGCTTATAGGCTTCGTTGGCCTTCTGCATTTTTTGATCTATGTCCATGTCTTCATAGACCTGCTCTAACACCTGGGTTTGTTCTTCTGTTAAACCAGTAAAGGTTCTAACAGGGCACTCTTGATATAAGGTAGCTGTAGATTTAACCACACGCTTAGCAAGATTAATGGAGCTCACGATTGGCATTTCGTTTACAGTATCGTTAGACAACATACCTTGTAGGTATTGTTTTACATACGGCAACAGTCTGCCACGAAATATTTCAAATTGTTTTAGCGAATCATTTTTCTGAATCTTATTATTGTTAGAAAGTATTTCATCAACAATGTTTTTTCTTAGCTGAAGGTTACCATAATTAAGTGCCATCGTTTTTACCTCTTTTGAAATTCAATTTGTTTGCGAACCCTGTTGGTTTCGTAAACAATTCCATACCCCAACGCAGTCGTGATGTGTTGAAAATGTTTGCTATCGTCCTCAACATAGTTTCCGCCCGCCTTTAATGATGTCAATCTTAAACCCTCATCAACAGTTTTGCATCCTTTGTAAACATAAAGTCTGGTTTTACCTAACTCGTTTTTGCAATGAGCATTTACAATGTTGTGTCTTGATCTAATCGGGGGGTTTGCTCTTGGTACTTCCATTCTGAATTTAGAATTTGGAATATTCGAGAGATATTTCTTAATTATGTCGTAATCAGATTGGATGTTTCTGGTATCACGATTTGCTCCGCTGGCATCACCATGAACCACTATCTCTTGTCCACTGGTCAACAGTCCAGTTTCAAACCACTCATCCATAACATCGTTAGTTCTAGCCCCCTGAACTACGACCTCTTTAAAAACATGAAACACCCCGTCAATAAATTGATAAGCACAAGACGACATGGGCTTGCCCTGGCCTATGTTAAAATCGAAGCACACAGCGATAGGATGCCCTGGCTTGATTTCATAGGTCACATCCTTAAGGTATTGCGTATCTGAGTCATAAGAGTGGTATACGCGATCCTCGTCAATATCAATCCATTCGCCATCACGCATCCGTCTAGCCATCTTAGGGTCTAGGTTTTCTTTTAAGCCCTGTATGTATTCTGTTGGCAGAAATGGATTGTCTTCTGTTTTTGAATAGTAAACATGACGTGATGGTGTTGGTTCTTGCATGAATCTTTTATAAAGCCAATGCCCAGGACTGTCTGGGTTTGTGGCTACCATTAACCACTTCTGTGGAACATGAGGCAAACGACCACAACGCATAAGTATTTCTTGATAAGCTTTAATATTATCAGACTCAGATCCCTCTTCAATAAAGGCAGCACTAATTTCGTAGGATCTAATTTTACTAAACTTATTATCTGACCAGGTAGTCGATAGAATTTCAGAATTGTTTTTAAACTTAATCCAGCACTGGCTGTCGTTGCACCAGTAATCTTTTTTGTGAATAAGGTCTGGTTGATCTAAATGCTCTTTAAGCTTTGTATATATGGTGTCTCTTAATTGCGGTAATGCTTTTCTTCCAATCAACACCCTTGCGCCAGGATAATCAAAACAGTGACGGATAATTAAATGAGCAGCAAGGATAGATTTAGCACTACCAACGCTACCACTAAGTAAAATTTCATGGGTTCCTTTTTTATAATCATAATTGCATAAGACATCATCCACTACGGTGTCTTGAAATGGTATTTCAGAAGGATCAAATTCACTGAATGAAGGTGTTGATTTTGTAGGTTCATTCATTAATAAACTCAAATGTTGCGGTTGCTCTGGCATTACTTGATGAGTCTACAACTTTTTTATTGTGAATTGATCCAGAGCCCTTACTAACTCTTCCATATCTACAACATTTCCAGTTTTTATTTTTATCTAAACTTTTAATAAAAGGCTTTAGGCTAGTAACAATATGAACTCTGTTAGGATGATACATTTTTGCTATCTCATTCATGAATTTAATTCCCAAATTAAAACCTTGAAATTCAGGAGCAATAACTAATCTTGAAATTGAGTAGATGTTTTTTACAATAGGATGAGGAAACTTATTAATAGCTATAAAGCCAACCTTTTTATTATTTAAAGTTAACTCATAGTAGTCGCCGTTTGCGCAGCTGTCGTTTAAATAGTGATACTTTTTATAGAAGTTCCAACATGATTTTGTGACTTTATTAATGTTGAATTGAAGCTTTTCTGTTCTTGATTTGTTGGGCAAAAAAAAACATTACTGTCGGTGTCTAAAACCCAGTCTGGCAAAAGCCATTCACTCAAGTCTTTATGACAGGAAATGCACACAATTTGTTTGTTTAATTTTCTTATGATCTTGTTAACAGAATTTGACATTGCTTTTGCAACGTCTCTATCAACCATCGAACTAAATTCATCAAACACAATAAAATCTTTTTCGCTAATCATTCTCGCTAAAGATACTCTTTGCTTTTCTCCATTGGACAACACTGAATATGGCTTTAGCCAATATGGAACACTGTTGAATCCAACACTTCCCAAAATTGTAGTTATTTGATCTAAATCTAAATTGTCTGCAAAATTATCTATTAAAGGGCGATCATCCCATTTTAAGTGTTCAAATTGTCCAAACAATTGTTTTGCTATGCTGGTTTTTCCTGATCCAGAGTTGCCAACTATTAAGCCCACACTCCATTTTTCAGGTAGATTTAATTCCCCTTTAAATGTTTGTTTAATGTCTTTTTGTTCTAGATCGTATTGTCCGATGAGCGATTTACATCTAAAGCTAGATCCTATTTTAGTTTCATAGCAAAATTCGTACTTCAAGACCACGTCCAATCATTTCTTCATACAATTCTTTTTGAAAAGATTCATTTTTGCATGATATTTCTATTTTATAATCAAAATTAATATCTACTTCAGGCTGAATCTTTTCAGCAGGATCTAATTGAAAGTCCTTGATGCCAAGCATTTCAATTTTTAATTCAGGACCAAATTGCGGCAGCTGTAAATTAATCTTACCTAAATTTAATGTAGCCCAATCTGCAGTGGCATTATCGGCAACG